ACAAATTGTAGATTAACGTTCTTAGATATTAAGTATCCAGCTATCCTTGCAGCTCCATCATTCCTAGATCCTTCCATAACACCATCAAGTGAAAATGGTGCAGTTTGTACTCCTGTTTCTGTTTTTGGTACACCTGTAATTTTTTGAAACTCAATTTCTGTAAAGTCTGGTAAGTCATTGTGGTCATGTATTTTCCAATCAGCAAAAGTTACAGGCTTATATACTTGACCATTAGCGTGTCTATTCCAAGGTGCTATGATAAGACCACCAACACCTCTTATATCTATTAATCTTTCAATGGGTGTTTCTGCAGTTCTTCTTGTTGCAAACGTAGTATAGTTTTGTGGATTGTTATAATAGTAATGCATACCTTTACCAGTTATAACTTTGAATGGACAAGCAGGCATATTGTTCTCAACCCAGTCCATAGCCTCTGGCGAATCAGCATCAACGACCACAAACTTACCGCAGACTAATGCAACTTGTAAGTTATCCCTACCCTTAAACCATGATTCTACAAGGGTTCTAGCAGGCCTTACCTCTTTGTATTGCTCCCAACTACCTAGAAAAGATGGTGGTTTCTTGTTAGATCTTTGTAAAGGAACTACGTTATAGCCATCATCATAGTAGGCGAGTGCTTGCTCCAAGGATGAATCGTCCTCGGTAATATTAAGCTGAAACACACTAAGCTTCTTGTGCTATATCATTTACTGATCCATAGATGCATTCAAAATCTAATCTGCCATCAGTAGCTTTTATAATTTGTTTGGCTTGATTAATAGTAGGCTGCCTATAACCATATCTCCATGACTTACATGAAGCTTCTGAACAACCAAAATCCTCTGCAGCTTTCTTCTGTCCAAGGAACTCAATGTATTCTTTTAGAGTGTATCTTTTTACAACTCTGTCGGTATGATTAGGTTTGACCCCAAGTGTTTCAAATTCTTTTAGTTTTTGTGATGATAATGACTTCATTCTATGATAATAGTTTGCTTGCCATACTAGATCTTCTCTATTAGTATCTTCCATGTTTTTCTCCTCGTAACTTTTATGCGAAAAATAATTACACATTGTAGATAAATAGTATATAATATGCAAGTTAATTTTTATTTAAAGGAGATAGAGAATGGAATTATCAAATAGAATAGTATCTCCGCAAAAGTTAGTTCAAGACCAAGGTGCAAAAATCTTGGTATATGGAATGGCTGGAGCGGGTAAAACAACATTAGCCAAAACTTGTCCAGGCAAAGTACTTGTTATAAGTGCTGAAGCTGGATTGTTATCTATTAAAGATGCAAACAACGTAGAGGCTATTGAAGTAAAAGAAGCATCAGAGGTTATGGAACTACACGATGCTTTGAAGTCTGGTAAATTACAATATGACACAGTGTGCTTAGATTCAGTTTCTGAAATAAGCGAGATCTTATTGACATGGGAGAAATCTCGTAGCAAAGATCCACGTATGGCTTATGGTAATGTCCAGGAATCTGTAACAAATTTAATGCGTGCTTTTAGAGATCTAAACATGCATGTATTATTTTTATGTAAAGAAGATATAGTAAATGACGATGGCATACTTAGACATGCACCAAAGATGGTGGGTACTAAGCTTGGAGAATCAATTACATATTTCTTTGATGAAGTGCTTGCTCTTCGTATTATAGAAGATCAAGACGAGGACGGTAAGAATGTCCAAACCAGATGGCTACAAACTACTTTTGGTCAAGGCTACAAAGCTAAAGATCGTAGTGGCAAACTTGAAAGTTTTGAAAAGCCAGATGTGAGTGCTCTAATTGAAAAGTTAGGGTTTACATTAACTAACGACAATATGGGAGATGCAAATGTCTGATTTCGGTGATGTAGAATTTTTTGATAACTTAGAGGAAATGTCATCTGGTGGCTTACCTCTTGCACCAGACGGTGAACACAATGCAACGGTTATTGCTACGGACAAATATAAGTCTAAAGCAGGTAATCATACGCTAAAGGTTACATTTCAGCTTGATGGCGGTAAGTATCGTGATCATAACGAATGGTATAACCTTTGGGCTACTAACGAAGAAAACAAAAGAATTAGTACGGAGATATTTACTAGGCTTACTAAAGCTGTTGGATTTAAAAAGTATCCAGAAAATCATGGCGACTTTGTTGGTAAAAAATTAATTCTAAAAACTGAACAAATAGATGATCAGTTTGAGGGTGATAATGGTGTTGTGAATACTAAGAAGACTAAGATCCGATTGTATTTACCAGAAGCTGACTCTGACATGAGTCCGCCTAAGGAAGCAATACCGCCTTTCTAAGTCCTAGTGATGTGAATTAGGGGCTTCATGCCCCTTTTTTTCTGCAATTAAACAAAACCTTTCGTCTTGTTTTTCTTTTAACACAGATTCTATGTATGCGATTTGTCTATCTAACTCTTCTAATTTTTCTTCTATAGTCATTTTCTGTCCTGTAATAGAGCAAATATAAATAGCAAGCAAAGTGCCACTACTCCAAAAAAACTCATGTCAATTATATCCACTACATGTTCTCCAACTTATTACGTAGCCTTGTTAAGTACCATATAGCCTTATCAATATCTTGCACGTTAGAATCTTTATGATCTTCTCTCCAAATGTATTTGAGAGCTGCCGCTTTACAATAGCCCTTAAACTCTTCAAAGCTTAAAGCTGATTCTATTGCGTCTATACACTCAATGGGGCCTTTCTTGTAATGTGGGGGGTTTATGTTATCTGTTTCTATCATTTTGTTTCTCCATTCTGAATACATCTGCATGATGTAGATTAATAAGTTGTTTTACAATTTCACCAGTAGTCACTCTTCTTTTAGCTTCGTTTGAATATAAAGTTCTTAAAGACGTTAAGTTTTTACTTGTTAAAGGATCTACCTTGAAAGTTATTAATTTAGTATTTTGTTTTGCTTTTTTAAAATTTAGTTTGTTCATTTTATTTCTCCTTCTTTGTAGACTTTTCTTCCCAAACATTTTTAAGTTTGGTTATGTCTGGTTTTTCTTTTTTAAATACCTTATCCCAGGCTATATCCCACTTGTCAGGATCCTTGGGTCTTTGTTTGCTACCTTTCCCGCCGTGCCATTTGGTCACTTTATTCTTCTCTGTAAAAGTTACCAGTATCAAGCTCAACAACATTAGGACTGTTGTATATGGTTGCTTGTTTGCCACCACTCCAGACTACCTTGTTGTATTCTTCTAAGTAATCATTTAAGAAGTTCCAACCTACTTCCATGTCAGTATGGTTCATCTTAAATACTTTACTTGCATAAGGTGTTTTCTTTTCTTGTGCAACAAACACAAAGTCATGCACCTGAAACCCAGCACGCTCAAAGCCACGCTTATACCATGCGGCTTGTAGATCATAGGAGTACCGCCTAACTGAATTGGTAAATCCCCTAACAGAGCAATCAGCAGTGGTTTTGTAATCTACAAGCACTATGGCATTTTCCCCGTGTGGTTTATCAAACGGATTCAAAACTACGTCAGCTCTAGTCTTACATAGCAAATCTTGTTCATACCAGAATATTGACACCTCGTAGGGTGCATCAAAAGAGCTAGGATACTCTTTATCTGGATTTAGATAAGCTCTCGCTTCGGTTACTAAGCTGTTTTGCATGCTATATATGGTATCTTTGTCCTTTTCATTGATAACAGTAAGACCTTTATCAAGACTTTCTTTCTTAAGAGCTTTGTTAGTATTGGTATATGGAGATCCAGTGATAGTTACTACATCACTAAAAAATGCTCCTTCTCCTTCTACAATTAACGAATGTGCCGCAGATCCAAAGGTCATAGCTGGTGTTTGCTCTATTACTTCTTCCAAAGCATGTAACTGACTTTGACTGAATCTTCTTATGTGTGAAGAAGATATGCCAGGGCCATTGTGATAAAAGCTATTACTCATGTTTGGAAAGTAATAAGCATCGCCTATCTTTTTATGTGGTAGATCCTCTAGCATATCTGGTAACTTACTCATGATGCTTCCTTGTCTACATCTAATTTAGATAGATCATCTACGATAGACTGTAGTTCTTTGATAGCAACACCACACTGCCATATAGCAATGTTGAGCCTATCTTGTTTTTGTTGTTTTTCGTAATCCTCTTTTGTGGGATTGGTGTAACTGATTACTTCGTCCATAATAGCAGTTACGTCTAATTTAGGTTTATCCATTTTACTTCTCCAAATAAATGAGTTTGTATTATTGCATTTATTTCTGTATGATGTCAACCATAAGTAACCATTTATTATTTATAAGGAGTGAGATATGGGAAGAACAAAAGATTTATACATGATGATGCGTCTATCGTATGAACAGGCTACAGACGACTATAACAGTAAGAAAGTAGACTCTATGGTTGATGCATACAGCAAGTATTACA